TCACCATCGACAACACGATTAATTTCTATAACTCGGAAGTTGTAACAACTCTTCCGACTTGGTGGGGTCATTGCTCCCATGATTTACCTCCTGTGCGTTTGCTGCAATACCAATCACAAATGCACCAACCGCAATGACTGCAGCAGCACCCCATACCCAACGTTCTAGTTGTCTGACCCTATTCTTAAGGTCATCATTTTGTTTTTCAATACGACTTGCAAAAGAATCTAACTCACTCATTTGAGGAACTTCTTTCATACGTTCCTCTAAACTAATAACTCTTTCTCTAAAACTTTCTACTCTACTTTCCAGAACAGCAAGTTTAGAATCCTGTTCAGCATCCTTATTTGTCAGATCGCTCATCGCTCATTTCAGAGAAAGACATACGAAGTATATAGACAACACAATACATTGTGAATGCAAGTCCACATCCTAAAAGTATAATTACAGACCAAACAGGGTCATTAATATCGGCAAGAGGTTTTAAAAATAAGTTCATTAACAATCATTGAATGCACTACCAATCTCAGACCCAAGTTCTGATCCTGCATTTTGTCCTAAAAGAAGTGCCCAACCACCTGCCAACCATCCAATATAAGGAATGTTAGTCACTGCTGGAACGATGAGACCAGCACTAATTGCGGTTCCTGCCATCGCACCTTGTGACCTTGCTCCAGCGTCCGCCGCTATGCACTCGGCGCTTTGTGCAACGTGCTTTCCCTCAGCATCTACTGAAACGCCTCCTAGGTTGCGTGTGCCTTCTCTAGTATATTGGTCACGGCGATACTCATCACGATTGGTAGTGCCACCACCAAATAGTCCCCTCTTCTCTTGGTTCAAATGTAAAGATCTTTCCGACTCTAATACTTTAGGATCATCAGCACGATACTCAATCTCATATCCATCCTTACCAGCTTTGATTCTGTAGGATGAATATGGACCGTGGGGAATATTGATAGTAGGAACTTGTTGTACTTGCTCTTGTGGTCTAAGCACATAACCCAGAAGTCCGATGTGAGATACACCTACCAGAGCACCTAATGCCAATGCCGCTACCTTTATTGGCGATCTTTTCTTTGTTGGCATTTCCATTGGTGTTTCCTCGGTAGGTGTTACATCGGACTTCCGTAATTTCATGGCATTGGTAGAGCAGGACCAGTTGTAGTTGGCATAGCAGGACCAGTAACTTCAGGTAATTCTGGCACAACAGCATCTAACATACCAGGGAGAGCATTACTAACTGCTTCTACAGCAGCAGCAGATAACTTCTTCCTAGCATCCTCCATCATCACGTCAGCATTCTTATACAAATAAACACTCCCACCGATGACTGCCAATGAGGTCAGTCCAGATAGAAGTGCCACTACGTTAATCAGTTTTTGCATTTTTTCTTGGCTCCACAGCAGAAACAACTTCAGGTTCTTTTTTCGCTACTGCTTTACTATTAGCATTACCGCCACCTGCTTTGGCAGGAGACAATCCAAAGGCAGCTAGCGATCCAGAAAACACGGATGCGATAAAGGTAGGGTCAAAGTCAAGAATCTTCTGACCGTTGGGAAGTCTAACGTAACTGAATGTGAGAAGAGATGCAGACCAAATAAGTACAACAACTTTCACAAGATTACCAAGAACTTCACTCTTATCTTCATCATGTCCCCTATTCTCTTCTACTTCCTTTGCTTTAGATTTATTTCCTAGCATAGGTATAGAGTAAGGCTCAGTTATTTATGGTTTAAGCAAGTCTACGGTAATATTTGTGTTTTGTATTTGATTAAATTTTTGGCAGAGAACAGAACTAGATTCATGTTCCCATTTATGATAAGTCGTTTTTAATTTTTGAGTATAATCAGGACTGTCGCATGTCTGCATTTCCGTTGCGACGATTGTCTTGATTAACAAATCTCTTGTTAAGTTGGACATACTTGAAAATTGTTTTCCGACAGAGAGTCCACCATTATAACACTTAAAGAGTTTCGCAGGACTCTCCTCGGCTGGTTTTTCTTAGTTAGAATGTTATTATTTAGGTAAATAACCTTCTTTTACTAAGTATTCTCTAGTCATAGGTGTAGGATCATAAACTTCCCACATATTACCAACAGCACAAGCATGGAGTGCTTTCATTGTCATACCCTCAGTTTTACCTGCCCAGGTTGCTTCTGCTTCCCATGGCAAAGCGTTAGGAGGATATGTACGCTCTGCCATTACACGCCAAATGATAGGAACTTCCTCTTCAGGCATGATAATAGCAATCATATTATTTTCAATCGTTCCTGCCATACAATCCTGAGCAGCGTGCCATCCTTCATGACGCATAACACTCATTAATACATGAGGACGTTTCATAAACGTTTTATTGAGAAAAAAATTATTACTAACTGTATGATAAACACCACGGTGACCAACAGGGAAATACTTTTCGTCTGCTAAAAACACGTCAACTCCGATTTGATCAAGGGCAACAAGCATGGAGTTGAATTCATTAGCAACAGGATAAAAATCATCAGTATTGGGATACTCACTAGAAATATCCAAAAGACTAAAGACTTGTTTGATTCCATTGGTACACTCTCTAAGTAACATGCACCCCATGGAATCCATGGTGTAATAACCTTTAGTGGGTTCAGCAATTGCTGGTACAGACATTGCTGCAGCAGCAAGTAAACCCATAATAATTTTTTTCATGCGTAATAATCCTCATAGTATTTTGTGATGCCATCGGTACGAATGTTACCTTGAGATACCCAATCATGAACACATTCGTAAATGGATTGAGTTGAATATCTAGGTGATCCGTCAGAACAGATTTCAGAACCATATTTTTTGAGAAGGATATTCAATCCTTGAGTTCTTACATCCATACGTTCTTCACTATAGCGCCAATCTTGATTCATTTTTGAACCCGACCCCAACCAGTACCAGAGTTCCATCCACCAGGACCTTCTTGAAAGTTTTCAGAACCTCCAAGAGGATTCAATTGAATAGTTGTATTGTGATTCTTTGTGGCAATCTCATACATTTTTTGATGAATATCTTCAGATTCAATAGAGAAATTTTGTTCCCGTTCTTGACGTTTGATTTCGAGTTCTTGAACCATATAATCAACTTGTTTTTGAGATTTAATTGGTGCAGGACCAAACCACTCATCATCTTTCAAATATGCTGGTGCAGGAATACCAATATATGAAACATATGTATTATTTTCAGGTTCTTTCCTACCACCAAACCATCCATATCTCTGAGTAAAATGTCCAGGACCATACTCAAAAATAGGTGCTTCTAAATCAAAACAATTAACTTTTTGTTCATCAATAGAACATTTAACTTTATCTTCTTCAAATTTACTTTGAAGAATAAAAATTTGTTTAATACTTTTAATTACTTGTTTGATCATGCTAAAATCATTTTTTTAGTGTAGTCATATGCATAGTGTTGACGATATCCTTTGATACCCCAACCCAACCAGTAATAGGCAGAAACCATGTACTGATCGACTGTCTTACCAGGACCTTCAAATTCAGGAAGATAACGCTGAAATACAGATTCATTAATCATGTAAGCAGTCTGCCCCTCAAGAGTAGAAGGATCGTAACCATATTTAACAGCAAACTTACCAAGGTTACGATAGCGACCAATGGAAGTCCATTGAATTAATCCATAACCACCACTGTGGCACTGATCATATGAAACTCTTGCCCCTCCTTCACAGATATTGGGATGAAAGTTGCTTTCAGATTTAATGTTTCCCATGATTGTAGCAAGTGCATTACGATCAGAGATTTTAGTTTTTTCTTGAAGTTTTTCTAGAACATACTTTTCATTGTAATTACAAGTTGGGCAAGTCCATTTCTTGTCAACAACTTCCAATTTGATTGCTTTTTCTTTATTTACAGAAACATCAACTTCTGGTGGATTCTCAATTTCAGTAATATTTGGATAGGCACAAGCAGCAGGAATAGAAGTAATCAAAGAAAGAGCAAGTAGTTTTTTAATCATTAAATTAATAGAACTCAGCATCCGTTATAGAAATTAAACTTCTTATACGGCACAATTTTGTTTATATAGGAATTTATTCACCAAGATACTCTAAAGAGTAGATTTCATGGTCTTCAACTTCAGGATCAAGCCATTCGGCAAACTCTGATTGAATCGCATGAGCATTCTCGACTGACTCTAATGCATCATATGTTTTCATATCACAGAGAGTGTGCATTCTATCGACTGCCCAATCATGAGTCTTCTGAAGGGTGTCTTCCAAAGTTACCATAGTCTTTACGCATGTAGCGTCCGAGAATGTTGCTATTATAGAACGCAGGAGTGCCGTTGTCAAGTGCCTCAGATAAGACATTATTTAAGAACAGTTGTTTTGTCTCTTCAAAGTTGCAATTACCCTTAGTAGAATGAAGAGAAATTATTTCTCTTTTAAAAAATATTTTATTGTTAGTCTTTTTTATATCTTCTTTTAATTCTGGACAAGAACCATAATATTTTTTCCAATCAGATTCTTGTTTTACTTTTCTTTTTTTACCTGGTGGTTTTCTAAATGACCAGAAGTATTTTCTACCGATGTACTTGCGACCGTTTGTGAGATTTGTAATGAGATAGACAAAACCGAAGTTATCGTTAATATTCTCAGATAAAAAAGGTTTTCCCTCAAAATGCCAGGGATTCTCATAGCTCATATTGTTTAATATTATGAGCTATTATTTATCTTTAACGGGAACAAACCTATTCTAGACAAAAAAAGAGAGGGTGTCAAGCCCTCTCAAAGAATTATGTCAGTTTTATATCAACCTCTACCGGTGAGTTGATCTTTAGTTTGCTTCTTTCTTAAGTTCTCAGAGGACTTATCAATAGCAGCACTCATCTTACCCATTTTCATTCTGTTGGTTCCGGATGCTTCACCAGAATCCTGAGCATCCTTGATAGCAGCAGATCTCAGTTTCTTGTATCTGTCATACATGCGACCGTGCTTTTTAGCATCAATCTCCTTGTAACCCTCACTCATTTCTGCTTCCATGATTGCTTCAATCTCCTTCTCAGAGAACAATCCGGTTGCTTCCAGTTCTTCCTGACGGAGTGCCTTACGACGTTTCTTCTCAATCTGCTTACGAGTAAGAACTTCTCCTTGACCACGATTAGCATCAGGATCATAGTTATTTGGAGGAGTATAGTTACTTCCAAAGGACTTAATATTAGATCTTACACGTTGAGTATGTTGCTTATTGCTCATACGACGTGAATCTTCTCCAATTGCTTCTAATTCTTCACTCATGCGATCAACAACCTTTTGTGCCTGACGCTTGATGAATCCTTTGATGCCTTTCTTCTTTCTATCAACCGATGCCTTTGCCTTTCCAGGAGCACTTGTAACAGCATGTGCTGCCTTACGACCTGCTCTTTTTGCCTCATCCTTTGCAATAGAACCAGCAATCTGAACACCAGCAACAGCACCCTTTACCTTATCTCCTGCTCTCTTCAGTGCCTCTCCTGCCTTTCTCTTGGCATATCTGACCTGACCTGCTCTCCTCTTCTGTCTTGCTGCCTTATCAATGCCCTGTGCTGCCTTCTTCGATGCTCTCACGGCACTATCATAATAAGA